CGGGTTCGGGTGGACGAGCGCCGCATGCCACGCCCACGAGGTTCCGGTCCTCTTGAAAACCTGGGCCGACCCGGCGTCGGTCGCCCCGGTGTCATCGCCGTATGCCCCAACGAGGGCGTAGAGCCCATCCGCGGAGATGGAGACCGAGTAGCCGAATTCGTCGCCCGCCGCCGGGGTCGGGTGGAGGAGCTGCGCCTGGTGGCTCCACGAGGTTCCGGTCCGCACGTAAACCTGGGCCGACCCGGCGTTGGACCCCCCGGTGTCATCGTATGCTACCCCAACGAGGGCGTAGAGCCCATCCGCGGAGATGGAGACCGAGCCGCCGAAAAAGTCGTTCGCCGTCCGGGTCGGGTGGAAGAGCTCCGCCTGCCGCGCCCACGAGGTTCCGGTCCGCACGTATACCTGGGCCGACCCGGCGTCGGTCGCCCCGGTGTCATCGTATGCTACCCCAACGAGGGCGTAGAGCCCGTCCCCTGAGATGGAGACCGAGTAGCCGAAATAGTCGTTCGCCGCCGGGTTCGGGTGGAGGAGCTGCGCCTGATGGCTCCACGAGGTTCCGGTCCGCACGTAAACCTGGGCCGACCCGGCGCCGGACGCCCCGGTGTCATCGTATGCTACCCCAATGAGGGCGTAGAGCCCGTCCCCTGAGATGGAGACCGAGCGGCCGAAAAAGTCGTTCGCCGCCAGGTTCGGGTGGAAGAGCTCCTTCTGGTGGCTCCACGAGGTTCCGGTCCGCACGTAAACATGGGCCGACCCGACGTTGTTCCCCTCCGCCACGGTGTCATCGCCGTATGCCCCAACGAGGGCGTAGAGCCCATCCGCGGAGATGGAGACCGAGCCGCCGAAAAAGTCGTTCGCCGCCGGGTTCGGGTGGAGGAGCTGCGCCTGCCACACCCACGAGGTCCCAACCCGGATGTATACCTGGGCCGACCCGGCGTTGGTCACGTCGTCACTTCGTACCCCAACGAGGGCGTAGAGCCCATCCGCGGAGATGGAGACCGAGTGGCCGAAGTTGTCGCCCACCGCCGGACTCGGGTGGAGGAGCGCCGCCTGCCATATGGGGTCACCTATCGTGGGTGTCGTCTCTATACTGAAATCCACGACATTACCGAGTCCATCCCCCAGTCGCATATTTCCGGCGATATCCAAGGTGGCCCCCGGGTTGGTCTTGCCGATGCCGACGTTGCCCGTCACCGTGTCCACAAACAGGTTCGCGGTCCCCACCTCGACGTTCCCCGAGACCTCGAGGGTCGACCCGAGACGTAATTGGGTGATGGTGGTGTACCCCCCATCGATGGAGAAGGATTCGGTGAAGAGGCGGAGTTCCCCGATTTCTACAGCACTTCTACCGGATGTTGAGTTCGTGACTTGGATGATGAACCCATAGGTCTTGTATTCGGCGATGGCATCCACGACGATCGCGTGCGTGTTCCCAGTCAAACCCGTCACACTCTTTAGAGTCGTCCACGTGACTCCATCCGCCCCGAGACCCACGATCGTAAGATCTTCGACGGAACTGTTCGTCGATTCACACTTGATGTGGCGAAGGATGGTGGCGTAAGGTAACGTAATCTTCACCCATTCACCGAGGGGGCCCGTACTAGTGAGATCAGCAGACCCTATATAATCACCTAATGTACCGTCATTGGTGGTGCTATACGTAGCGGTCGATACCCACTTCGTCCCAATATCCTTATCGAAAAGGTTCCCAACCGTCCCCTCTTCACTGGACGCTTCGATAGCCGTCGGTGGTTGTTCCGAGACGACCGCCAATTTGTTCGAGATGAGACCCGCAGAGTCTAGGAGTTCCCCGGTGGTCGCGTCATAGGTCACCAGGTTCGCGGCGAGGTCCGCCGTTCGGAGGGAATCCACAAACACGTTCGCACCAAAGACGAGGCGGCCCCCCACGTTGATGTTCGAGGTGGTGACCAACCCTGTCGTGGCGTTCGTGAATTGAATCGTGTTCGAGGTCGCGTTCCCTTGACCTGTGACCTGCTCCAGGTTATACGCCGGTTTAATAGTCACCGTCCCCAAAGTCATTTTCTCGGCGAAGACGTTCCCACCCACCGTCAATACATTGGAGCTATAGACGTTCACGAAGAGGTTTGATCCAACCCCGAACTGAAATTCACCCGTGGCGTTCGTGTTCGAGACACTGATACACACACCCTCTTTCGTGACCAGACCTATGTTGGAAACAGGGTCCGCCCCAGATTCTAAAATGATCGTATTGGAAACCGTATTTCCCTGGTCGACGATATCATCTAGGGTCGCGGCGATACCCGTGAGTTGACTCCCGTCACCGATGAAATACGAGGCGTTCACGTTCCCATACACTTCGATCACGTTCGCCCCTGTATCGTCGATCGCGACGTTCGATCCAATCTGTAGCGTCACCGTGACAGGCACCGTGTTCGCGATACCCACGTTACTCGTATAATAAATAGGGTCCCCTGGTAACCCTTCCCACTGACTGCTGACGATATTTTCAATGTTACTGCCGTCACCATGTAAAAACGTCGAGTACAAGACCCCGACGTTCGCGTCACCATGAACATCGAGCGTGAACTCTGGATTCGTGGTACCTATACCGACGTTACTCGTCTCGGTATTCGCATACAATTGTGCGTTTCCAACATTCAAAATACCTCCGTCGATGGTAACGTCTCCTGTCAACCCATAAAAGTTCTTGGAGGACATGTTACCTTATAAAGAGAAAATTAATAGTCAAACGTGACCCCACTCACGTCATTCTGATCGATGCGCACGACACCGCCCGTACCCAGGTACTCGACGAACACGCCGTACGTTCCATCGCTCAGGAGTTCCACAGAAGGTTTTAACGTGACCGTCGTGGGTGTCGTCGCGATGTCCGAGTCCCAGTGTTTCGAATTCTGGTCCCCCACGATACTCAAGAACCCTTTCCCGATGTCCCGACCAGTGCCACCCGTGACATCCAGAGTGAGGACACTGATGTTACTCGTGGGTTCCACGAGATGGGCGGTAATTTTGGCGGAGAAGAGTTGGGAATCAAAAACCACATTTATTTCTGGTATGGTCGAAGCGGTGATCGTACCATCCGAGTACCCATACGTTTTCTTGGTGAGTCCCCCTAGGTTTGTGATGAGACCACCGACCACTCGTATTTCCGAAGATACGAACACGTTCCCGGTGACACTCAATTCGTGGTCAGGGGCTGTGTTGGCGATACCGACTTTACCTGTCGTGACCAGGGCAGTAGCCCCGTCAAATTGTACAGTGTTCGTGGTGACGTTCCCGTTGGTCGTGATCTCTTGGAGGTTCGAGGCGATGTTTTCCAGAAAGGCTCCGTCACCGATGAATCTGGTCGCATAGACATTTCCTGTGACATGTAGCACGTTGGAACCCGTGTCATCCACGTAGAGGTTTGAACCCACAGTCAGATCATTTGCGAAGGTCACGGCACCACTGACATCCAATGTTTCACTTACAATTAAATTATTTTGTGTGATGAGATTACCCAAAATTTCCACAGTTATCAGGTTGGAATCATTGAAAATATGATTGTCGGTAAGGGTATTTTGTGTGTACCCAATCGTAAACGTGTGATCATGTGGATCGCCTTCGACGGCTTCTCCGTGATGGACCAGTGCTATATTCTTACCGGGGTGTTGTAGGATGATACCAATATCGAGTTGGTGAGATACGTTATTATTAGCGATTCCAATAATACGATCATTAATTACGAGTGAATTTGATTCGATCGTATAGGAGTACCCACCGACGAGAATATCTCCTATAATTTCCACATCCGACGAAATAATCAATTTTCCATCTACTTTCGATATGAAAGAGTCTTCGAGAAAGTGACCAGCTCCTACGATCGGTATTTTGTTTATAGATAAACCAGCTACTGAGATGTTCGAACCCACCTCAACATTGGCGACAGTCACGAGACCTGTGGTCACGTTCCTGAATTCCATAACATTCGAAACCACATTCCCAGCTGCTGAAACTTGTTCGAACGTTTGGAGTTGTGTGAGAAGGTTCGAGGGTTCAATCTTTTTGAAATCGTTGTTCACACCATTCACATATACGTAATTGATGGCGCTTTCATCGGGAACTATTTGCGCGTTTGGGACATCGTTCGCGCGACCGATACCGGTGACGAAAACAGTACCATTACTCTCGTGCACCTTCGTGATCACACCGACATTCTGGATGAGGTCGTTGGGTCCGTAGGGTTTGACATTAGAGAGACCACCTGGGATAGTGTTACTCACATATACAGTTTCACCCGTTAAGAATGTATCTGTGACAACACTGAGAGCCTTACCGTAAGCGACCGCAGTTCCTTGTTGACCGGGTATGAGTAGTTGGTTGGAGAGACCGATACAAGGCATCGTAGATGGATCATCCGATTTCGCGAGACCGACGTCCAGTATGTTTGAATTATGGGTCCCTATGACATAGACAGCATCACCCGCTTTGATATTTACACCGTTGAGAGCGTTTCGGATTTTGATATAGGTGTGTACGGGATACTCATTGACCCAATCCGTCCCATCGTATATGAGTATCTGATCAGAGGCGGGATCTGAAATCTGAACACTATTGAGTTGGTCGAGTTTGACTTCAACATTGGAGGTGAGGTCAGTCGTCAAAGCGGTCGTGGGATTTGTAAACTGAATCGTATTAGAAGTTGTGTTTCCGTGGTCGGAAACGACTTGGAGCGTGACATTCGAGAGGAGACCACCATCACCATAATAGGTTGCGGCATACGCGTTCCCGGTAACATTTATGTCTGACAGCACATTCACGTTCGAGGACACATAGACGTTCCCAGTGACATTGAGCTCAGATAGCGCGTTAACGTTCCCGGTGACCACCGCATCCTCCGTGACATTTAAATGTGACAGCACATCAACATTTCCAGTGACCACCACGTTTGAGGATACGAAGGCGTTCCCTGTGACGTTGAGCTCTGACTGCACGTCTACATTTCCAGTGACCACCACGTTTGAGGACACATAGGCGTTCCCTGTGACGTTGAGCTCTGACTGCACGTCTACATTTCCAGTGACCACCACGTTTGAGGACACATAGGCGTTCCCAGTGACGTTTAGGTCTGTTTGAATTTCAACATTTCCAGAGACGTACGCGTTCCCTTCGACGTGAAAGTCTGTGGTTGGGTTCAACGTGTTGATCCCCACGCGGTCATTGACTGTATCCACATGGAACGTATCTGTATCTACAGTCAAGTTCGAGGACACGTATACATTCCCTTCGACGTGAAGGTTGGCTGCGGGGGTCACAGTCCCGATTCCAATAGAGTCATTCACCGCATCGACATGGAATGTGTTCGTGTTGACCGTCAGATTAGAAGATATAGCAACTTTACCGACGACATCAAAATCAGTCTGAGGGGTCAACGTGTTGATACCGACGCGGTCTCTGATCGCGTCTACGTAAAAGGTATCCCCGTCTACAGCCAAATTCGAATTCACATGTAGACGCCCGTGTACACGAACATCGATGAGTTCTGAAGAAGGGACGATGGTAGAACTGGTCGCACTACTGTCGGTATACGCGATGATGAATTCATCCACACCTTCTCTGTACCCCAAACCGACGTTGGTTCCCGGGCGGTCCATGATGATCCCCATATCAGAGTCGACGTTCCCTTTCCCAATCTCGATTATAGCATCTTTGATTGTCGTATTTTCAGTATTAATGGAGGTGAGTGTCCCTCTCACTTCTAAATCACCACCGATGATGACATTATCTTGTACGAAAGTGTTCCCTAAAACGGTGAGGACGTTCGAATCATTTTCGTCGACATAAAACTTCGTACCCACATCGAGGGTGTGTATGGGTGCACCATTCGAGATACCAACGTTGGAGAGAGTGGTGACGGACGTGATCGCGTTATTGAACGACACGGTATTAGAAGTCACGTTACCATTAATGATGACATCTTCGAGAGTTATGTTGAGGACCTCCTCGGCTGTCACGTTTGAATCTGTAATTTCTTTCGTGGCTTGATTATATGTCAATATGGTGATACTTTGATCAGAAAAGTCACTTATTTTGCGTACAGGGGTCATGTACACCGACCCAGGTTGTGTCGTGTCTATTTGAACATTACTCGCATTGAACACGATCGTGTTTTCTCCCTGGTCATCGGTACAATTTTTACCGAACCGAATCTTGGTAGACCTCTCTACCGTCGGTAAATTCTTGACCATTTAATATAATGATCTATTTTAATTTGCGTAGAGGAGACCAGCCATACCGTTCTCGATACGGAGGATGTTATAGTTGACCGCGTAGATAGGGTCTGTGATAGGCATGGTCTCACTCATGATTTTGGCTGACGTGAGTCGACTGAAATTGAGGGTACCCGTGGGCTGAAGGGAACTCGTGGAGAGACAGAAGCAATACAAAAAGAAATCTGGGGACGTCACAAAACTCGTGTGATAGTAACTCATGATATCGATAAAATGGGGTTTTCCCCATTTATAATTACTCACATCCATGCCGTTGATGTTTAATTTGATTTTATTCGTTGGAGAAGTGAGTGCGCCGTCTGTAGTCGTATCCGACGATGCGAGGTACTTCACGGGGTGACTGAACGTGAGATCCTGAACGATACCCCCCGAAGCGATGTTTTTCTGGACCTGTGTGATGAGAAGATCGTGTTTTCGAGAAGCGATGTTCCCACGCTCCTCGTTATCGAGGTAATAATAATTGGCGTAGCACTCCACATTATAATTCGAAGCCGCGGTGGCCCAATGAATACGAATATCGACGTTATGATAGTTCAACGCCACGAGGGGGAGGGCACACTGGGGTCCCTCACAAAAGAAGAAACGAAGTGGGTAAAAAAAGGAACGCGCGCTCACACCTGGATGTGTTCCGTTTGAACTCTTGGAAACGTTTTGTGCGAACGTATCGATCGCAATCTTTTCCGTGAAGATCGAATCCTGTGAATCAATCAGAGACCCTCCGATGTAGAGTTCCACTTTCTCGATGATCGTGTCCCATCGCTGAATGTCGAGGGCTTGGGTGGTATCGTCGATCGTGAAATAGACATAGCCGAGAAGATCGCCAGCACGTTCGAATTGAATGCTGGACATTGAATTGTTTTTCACCGCTCCATGGATCGTTTGTTTTTCGATGGATTGTGAAAAATTAGCATGTCTTTTGAACGTTGAACTAAAGAACGAAATTTCAGGATTACCCATGATGTATTCATCCTGGGCGCCGATCGCGATCAATTGAACAATGCCCGCAGACATGGTATACTATACTAAAAGGAGAAAATTACAGGTTGGGTTTTCTACACACGAATCGAATGACGAAAAAGTTATTCGCACTCGCACCGGGGACGATCGGTACACCACTCTGGTTTCTAATCGTGACCGTAAATCGGTCGATACTACGAATGGGATCAATATATTGAGTGACTATCGGGTAGTCATCCTTGAATCCAATAATACCAGTACCATCACTCACGATACTCGCGAACGAGTTACGAACGATACTCTCAGACGCTTGACCGTTGGGTACATCGGAGGCGCGATCAGAAAAGATGGTATCCAATTCCCTGATGGACACGTGACAGTGTTCCGTCGCAGACGTTGTATTAATTCGAGCAGCCAACAGTCTCGCCTGAACGACATTCTTCAATGGATGTTGAAGATAGCATGTGAACGTGTTGGCGCTACTCTGTCCGAGCGTATCGAGAGTCACAGTATGATATTCATGTTGAAGATCTGGAATCATCCCAGTGAGTGCTGTGATGAGAGCCATTTATATTAGCTTAGATTAAAGATCCACCGATTCCATCGGTAATCTCATACCCGGCGTGTGCGCTGACCAATTCCTGGGCACCGCAGACACCACCTGGGGTCATACCTCTGGAATATGGGCTGTCTTTCTTTCCTGATCCGGATGTGCATTCCAACCCGACTGGGAGATCGAAAATGGAACCGTCACTCACCGTCTTGACAGTAATTGGTTTGGGCTGGTAGTTACTGATGGTGCTGTTCCTGAATGCGGTGAGAGCGGAGATTATCACGAGCAGGATGACAATCATCGTGAGCGCATTTCGGCTGGTACGATTAAGGGTGAACATTTATAATGTACAAATATTTTTTTAAACTGCGTTAAAGGTAATTTTTTTAGTTTCTACATAAAGAGTAGATGGACGAAGAAATCGTACTCGATCGAAGAAATACCACCATAATGAAATTGGATGCTGATGAACAGGCCATCATGGATGAGATTGAAATCTCTGCTCCTCGCCCCCAGCAGCGTGTCCCTAGACCAACCAGACCCACACCTGCTCCCCCACAAATGCACCAACAACAGGAAAGTATGGATGCTTTCGTGAATCCCAACAAACAAACCGCTCCTGTACGTTCTCAACCAGATGAAGAGATTGATTACGGGGAAGAGGAAGAGGACTATTTTGAAGAACAGGGTCCCACACACCAAGAGGAGGCACCGACAAAGGGATACACATCGATCGACGAAGAAAAAGCTGACCTGATTAATAAACTCGGGCGTCTCGAAAAGAAGGGGTTCGCCGTGAACAAGCGATTGAACGCTTACTCCAACGTGGAGGAACTTCGTTCGGAAGTGAAGCGAATCACGTACAGCATCGACGTGGAACAGTCTGTTCGATTCTCTAGACGAATGCTCGTCGCCTGTGTGACTGGCCTCGAGTTTCTCAACAAGAGGTACAATCCCTTTGAGATTCAGCTCGAGGGTTGGTCGGAGTCGGTGATGGAAGGCGTCGACGATTATGATGGTGTTTTCGAGGAGTTGTACGTGAAGTACAGGTCGAAGGTCAGCGTCGCACCCGAAATCAAACTGATCATGATGTTGGGTGGTTCGGCGATGATGTTCCACTTGACCAATAGTATGTTCAAGTCAGTGATGCCCAACATGAACGATGTGATGAAACAAAACCCAGACTTGGTGAAGAACATGATGTCCGCCGTCCAGAACACGGTACGCGGTACATCTGGTCCCGCGACGGACGCACCGGTCGGTGGATCAGGTGACTATCAAATGCAGGGGCCTGGTATCGATATCTCGAGTCTGATGGGTGGTATCATGATGCCCCCCGCACCTCCGATGAACACCATGGTACGCCCTCCTCCCGAACTCCAGGATGAAGACGATGACATCTCGGATATCATCTCAATCTCGGGTGATTCGACTGGAGGTGAGGTCAAGCAGGTGAACGTCTCCAATTCAAAAACCAAACGTACCAGGCAGAAGAAGACGAAAAAGGAAATTAATCTCTAAACATATATAAATGATAGCGTACTATCCACTGGAGGAACTGGAACCTCCTAAGCAACCGCCGCCAATGATGGTGGAGGCTCCTACACAGGTTGGAATAGAAGAGAGTGAATTGAATTACGTCGTGATCGCTTTTATCGTCGGTGTGATCGCTTTAGCGGTCTCCGATGCCATCAGGACATAAATGTTGAATCTACCGTGAGGTCTCCCTCATAGTACGTTTAATTTCCGAATAATACACCCGCTAACCCATCTTTTATCCGTAAGACGTTGTAGTTGACCGCGTATACGTACATAGGATCACCACTCCTACTTGATGCTACCTTCGCACCACGAATGACCATTTTAGCGTTATCGAGGCGACTGAAGTTACATGAACCAGAGGGGTTATATTGTGACGCGTTCGTACAAAAGTGATACGCGTAGTACCTCGTGTAGAAGAGTATATTTCTCACGTTGTCGAATTCAGATGTACCGTATTCGGAATTGTAATAATTCTGAATCGTGTGGAAATACATGGGTTTCATGTTATCGAAAATGGGTGTACCGTTCACGTAAAGGTCAATTCCAGAAAAAGTGAAAAAATCATTGATGTACGCATCCGTCCTCGATTCAAACCCGAAAAATAAAGACTTTACGGGGTGATTGAATTGACTTATGTCGATAGTGTTGTACCCATCCTCGGAATTGAGTGGATGTTCTAAACGCTGAACCTGTGTGATGACAAAGTCCATCGAACGTTTTACCATACTCTCTCGCTCTTCCTTATCCAAAAAGATATAGTTTCCATAGACTTCAACCTTCTTTTCTTCGTCGGTTAATCCGGTTAGACTACTCTCTTCAATCGAAATGCGTATCTCGACTTGGTGACTCTGGAGTGCGACGAGAGGTAAAAATGCTTTGTGGTTACAGAAAAAAAAATGAAGGGGTATGAACCCCGAGTTTGCCGTACTCGTCTTGTTATTCAGTTCTTTCGTTTTACTGTAGGTATCCGCTAAGTAGTTTGGCCATATATCAGCGTAGTAATCAAAATGTTGGGAGTCCACCTTTTGACCTCCAATAAATAAATCAATCGTGGAATTGAAAAACATATTCATCAATTTACTGGAACCCTGAAACCACAAAGCATTAATCACATCTCCGAGAACGGGAATAATAATCGATGAATCATTCGGATCGATGGTTTTAATAAACTTTGGAGCTTGAGAAAAGTTTGTGTGTCGCATAAACTTTGTTCGAAAGAAGGAGTGTCCCTCTTCGCTTATGATGTATGCGTCTTGAACACCCTTGGAGACGAGTTGTATCAATGCACCAGACATTTAATAGATGTTCAGATTATAAAAACAAACATTTTCCTGAAGGAAACTCCTCCACGACCTTTCCATGTACTTTGAATCCACCTTGGCGGTACACTTTCATTCGTTTGTAATACATAGACGTGAAGATTGACCACGGATCGTGTACGTCGTAGATATGTGGTTCATTCTTCTTCCCCTTCGTCTCTCGCATGATTCTTCCGATACTTTGAGTGATATCCGACTTGGGGCTGGCGAGGATGACCGTATCGAGGGTTGGGATATCCAGACCCTCGTGCGCCTGACTGAACGTCGCGAAGATGATTTTCTTCTTGGAGGATTCCTGGAGCGCGGCTTCTTTCATACCACCCATGTATAGTCCAGATGTTTTGGGGAAACACTGGTGAAGAAATTCACAGTGTTGTCTTCGGTCACTCAGAACGAGAAGCTGTCTCGTCCCCGCGGAAGCCTTCTTCACGAGTTCCACCAACATCTTGTTTCTCGTCCTGTCCTCAACAATCTGGGTGATCATGTTGGGCATAGAAATCTTCCCGTTTCGCATGGACGGTGGTGGGTTCATGTAGGTACCCGAATCGAAAGTCACGGGAAACACTTCAACTTGTTCCTGATTTTTTCTCTCGATCGCGAAGAATGTTGGACCCATGAACCAGTGAAGGACCTTCGTGAGTCCATCTTTTCGTTCTGGAGTCGCTGAGAGTCCGAAGATGTGTCGGGGACACATCTTGAAGAGAGACTGACTGAATACCTTCGCACAAATATGGTGTGCCTCATCTACGATGAGTGTTCCCACAGTATCAAAATCTGTGAATGAGTATTCCTTGAGGGAAAGGGACTGGAGCATCGCGATCACAAAGTCGCATTCCATTTCCTTTTTGTTTTGCTGGACGACACCAATAGTGGCCCCGGGACAAAACTGTTGGATGCGCTCACGCCACTGGTCCGCCAGGAACTGTTTGTGGACCACGATCATCGTTCTATACCCGAGCTTACAGGCTATAGCCAGGGATACCGTCGTCTTGCCGTAGCCGCATGGTAAAGAAAGGACACCATGGCCTGCTTGAATTGCTGCTGCGAGTGCCTCGTTCTGATGGGTAGCATCTCTGAGTTGGCCGACGAACTTGGTCTGGATTCGGGTGGGCTCGGGTCGTTTGTCTTCTCGGGGTTCTCCAATCTTAGAAGTTCCATAGAATCTTGGAACGCACACTCCATTCTTAGCTGGTCTGAAAACTTTGAAAGGTGGTGGAGGAAACCCATAATCCCCGTTGACTACTGGTCTTACTGTGAGTTCCTTTTTAATTTCTTGAATTGGACCTTCGGTTACTATGTATCCGGTTCTGGTAAGCATACTTATTTAAAGGGGATAAACTTTAAATGAGTACAAGATGCCTACCGTAGACGTTGAAGAGAACATTAAGAAGCTCCGCATGAACATCGAGCAGTTGACCCAGGAAGTGTTTAGACTTCAGGGTATGCTCCAGACATTCGAGGGATTTAAGAAAGGTGGTCTCACCCAAATTGAACTCCCAAAGGATCCCAATCAGTCTGAGTCCACTGAAGAACTCGAGAGTATCCAAGAAAATCCCGAATAATCTCCCACATTCCAAATGCCTTTGAAGTCCACGTCGACTTCAACTTCATCACCCCGTATAAGAGACTGCACAGGTCGTCCTCGGACTTCACACATCACTCTCCTATATCGGAATGGAACCTTCACTTTTAGAACCCGACCGTCGAGTGGGTCACTCACACTCTTATTCGTGAGGAGGTGTAGCCTGTTCGCATGCATACGCTCTATCATTTCTGAAACTTTTTGGGGAACTACAAGACGGATATACTTCTTTTCGTTGTGCTCGTACATGGGTTCATGTACTTTGGCGACGAACTTCATATACGATACACTAGAGCTAAAACTATAAGTAGCACGAGTGCGAATACTAAAACTTGAGACAGTAACAATGGTTTCAGCGGCTCCCTCGTCCCGAAACACATGTGACTCAAGGCTCGAGAAACTTCGGTCGCCGCCTCGACACTCGAATACGGTGTGTGTCGCGGTGACATCATACCACACATGGCCACCTTGGGACATCGCCCAAAGAACGGGAGTTGTCCGTGAAGACTGAGAACCCCCGAAGACTGTGAAAAAACCCACTTACCTTCTTTCCATTCAGCACCCCACCCGATTCTCGCAGACTTTGGTGTGGGAACCCCGAGTTGTTTGATGACCTCAGCCTTCAGACGCTCCGGATCAGTGCCTACGATTTCATCGGTGAGATCACAAATCACACACGAGAGTGTTTTACAATCGGAGAGGATTTTGGGTTGTAGATTCCATTTCGTGGTTGTGGAAATTTCTATGTCCGTCTTTATTTTGATCGGTGTATCATAATCGAGAAGGACGTTTATAGCACCGTACGTACTCGCTCGGAGTTTTTTATCTGCGTCGGGCCCCCAGTTATCCCCTAAGAACTTGAGGGCTGGACTGTTATCGAGACACAAAAAGAGTAATCCATCTTTGATGACTCGATCATCTGAAAAGGTTGCGACGAAATCATTTTTACCGTACTTGACTCCTACCAGTTCTGTCCCGAACACAAAGTTCGCACCCGCGCCCATCACCGCTTTTTCCATGGCGTCACACATCACTTTACCAGAAACCCTCTGTGTGTAAATACCCGAGAGTCCCACGTGATCAAAACTTTTCACGAATTCGTAGGCGGACATGATATCCCAAGTGACTCCATCCATGATCAGGGGCATGTGTTCCACGTACTTTTTACCACTCATACTCAGTGGACCGACAGCATCTTTTAGAGATGTGCCTTTGTATTTTTCACTTTGTGTGTACACTTTCGTGAATAGAAGTGCGAGTGTGATGTAATCACCCGGACTCAACGAACGAAGCATGAAGCCAAGATATTTCTTTTTGTCGACGGGTAAGAACAGATCATGCCAGTCCATACCCATCTCAGTGATGAGAGATGTAAAGTTGGCGAACGCGTGATCAAACAAAATCCTGTGTGCGTGAAGGTCCCGCACCTCTACGTCAGGTTCCCACCAAGACCCACCCGCCGCTATTTTCCTATCGTATATCGTAACATCGTGTTCGCCTGAGTGTAAAATTTCCCATGCGAGAGAGAGACCTGTTGGTCCGGCTCCGACGATATGAACCTTCATTCTACTTTTAGTTCACAATTTAAATCAGACCTGTCTTTCTACGCTCCTCGGGTGTCTTGAGAGTGTAGATGGTAGTTATGAAAATCAAGGTGGAAAGTAGGGCATACTCGATATCTTTCGTCGCACTGAAGGCGATGAGCATGAGAGACATGAGACGAAATGCTTTGTTTTCGAAGAGGAGCTTGAGTCTCGCGGGAATTTCGATCGCGTTACCGGCGAAGAGACCCTGGTACAAGATGATGAGGGAGAATAGGATGGGCTGTGATTGGATCAACGATTCAGCGGGTCCTGTGATGGGTTTGAACAGATTGGACAACATTTATATATATATTCAGAAAATAAAAAATGTATACAGAGTGGGATAGCGCACATCATCATTGTATAAGGTACTCATTTTGGAGGTGTATCCGTTCAAATCTTTAATAGAGACACTCCTCGTCCATCGGGACCTCTCCGCAGAAATCATAGAGCAATTCTCTCGTCTTTTCAATCTCTATCTTCGTCTCAGTCATAACATCTATGGCATCATCGATGAGTTCCAAGAACGTATCCAGTTCATCGAGGGCCACACGATGTGTATTCCTCAGAGGTTTCTTGGAGTGGAGGGCAGCCTTGAGACGCTTGTTACTCTTGATGACCTTGTCCAAGTTGGGCTTGTTCACGGCACACATGCGGATGGTGAGACTCATTTGGTTACCACTGACCTCAAATCTTTAAGGAACATTTCATAAAATGGAGCAAAACTACTTCTGAACTTTAGAGTGAGTACGAAAGAGAGTGTGTGTTACGGTGTGGAGCGATGGTTATCTAAATTGGAATATGAAATCAAGAGAAAACCTGATAAATATAAAAACCTAAAAAGACTATTGACAGCTGGGTGGAGAGACGATGAGTATGTGTATACACGTACACGACAGAACATCATCACAAAATATAAACATTCGAATAAGCTTCCAAAATATGAAATCATGGTGAAATACAATATAAGTCGTGGAGAACTAATTTAAAAATTAAATCTCATTCCAATATAGAATGCCTCACAAGGATCCAGAAGTAAAAAGAGCGTATCAAAAGAAGTATGAAGTTGATAATAAAGATCGACTAAAAGAGAAACAGAAGCAGTATTATGAAGCAAATAAGGAAAAGCGTAGAGAGTACGCTCGTGAGTATAATAAAACTCGTTATGCAGCCCTAAAAGAGTTTCTGGGTGACAAAAAACTCATCGTCAATCTTCCAGAGCCTTCTTCAACTCCTCGATGTCCCGATAGTACCTCTTCAGATCTTTCATGAATCTTTTATTATTTTCGAGGACTTCACATTCAACTTTATTTACATAAATCCAAGCTAAATTTGATTTGGAATACTTTGTCATTTTTTGATTTTCGTTTGGTTTTCGAGCCACTAACTTTGTCGTCTTTTTCTTTTGTGACGCGGGAGTGACTTCAATTCTGTTCACGAAGGAGAGTGCCTGCATCACGGTATCTGCGAGGTCATCCTTCTTCTTGGATTTGATAAAAGTATGGAGCCAGTGTGCGTTCGTTGGACAGCTGCGAATGAAGGCTTCACACCTCTCGATGGACACCTTCTTCCTCTTGTTATATTGGGCCTTCCCAGGACCCGCGACATCAGGAATCTTGTGACGGGCGTCGTACAGGATCGTCTCAGCTTTGGGACACTTGATGATGAAATAGGCATGTAAGAAGTGCATTACGGAAACCATCTTCTTGTTTCGCTCGGGTTGTTTCTCGATGAGAATGGTCTCCGCGCCGAGTACCCAAGGCCTCGCGTCCAAATGGTCACGCATCGACACGTAGACACCATCCGCGTGTTGTGGTGGAATCCCATCGACGTCCCACTCCCGCACGAGGTTTCCAGTCTTCTCGTCGAGGAGACACAACGCCAAATTCCTTATACCAACATCAATAGAGAGTATCATTAGTATAAAGGAAAGACACCTCTTTAAGTTAAGAGCTTAAAGGGTTAATTTTTCATAAGACCATGTGGTGTTGGTGGTGTTGTCACACTTTTGAGGGATTACCTTTAAGTATGCCTGTGAGACACGATGATAGGAGAAATACATTCTCGACGTACGGACAGTACTGTTCATGGAGTTGTATGAAATCCCATGCGATAGATAAATATGGATGTAATAGAGGTGGTATCATATGTGGAAATATCATAATGATGCGTCGCAAGATGTATAATCAATTGGGAAGTGTAAAGCCTGCACCGAATCGGTTTAAATTACAAACGTTTGGCGGAGACATGACCATAGAACAATTTCGAGAAAACCAAACGGTCGACGTTTCACCGTGTAAAGAGATTGATGCGAAACCTATAGTCAACATCGTTATACCCTTTGTGTCGAACACCAAAAAGATGGACGAAATAAAGAATGCTTCTTCGAATAATAACGCACTAAAACTAAAGAGAAATAAACCACTGAAACGAGACTATAATAATTTAGAATCCGCTCTGGGACTCATAATAACACCCAAACCCTAAGAGTCTTTTTTGTTTGGGTGTGGGTGTAGATGTTGGTAAGGTTACAGTTTTTTTACTGTGAACCCACCCTTCACCATCGTGTGCGACCCAACAGATGGCGTATCGTTCTATCATTTTCCTGCATAAAACACATGGTAATGATATGGCGTCCCCGAACATCGTTTTACGAGTCACTATTAAATGACCGTATTTCCTGTGTATCCATTCAGGAAATTGATGTGGTTTATGACCCTTCTTCAAACACTCGACGTATAACCGTCGAATGAGTCGTCTCTCTGCGCACATGTGATTGTTACTCATCATCTCGGGTCCTTTCGACATGCGACTTTTCACTGTACAATATTTCATGACGGGCAGTTAAGACATACTTTACCCGAATACACAAAATCACAGCGTTTACATTCACTTAGGCAGACGACCTTCTTCTTTGAGACGAGACCCTTAGAGAACCGTTCGAGTTCTTTCACTGTGTATATTCCATACGTTATCATAGTTTCAAGAGTTGGAAATCTCATCCTGATAAATATATGCCCATACCCCTTATGTTAGTTTAGGCACGCCAAACACTTTTTCAATCCCTGCTTCGCTTTCAACATGTTGGCGAACGCGTCGACCATGGGAGGTACGAGGGCCTTGAGAACAACCTCGAACTCAGAGTCCTTCTCACCTTCGTCGATCTGTTCGATGAGGTGATTGAGCACACCGATGACCAACTTTTTCTTCTGGGGTCCAGGGAGGTGTTTGAATTTTGTCGTTTCCATCATGAGACGACCGAGAATAGGGGGGATATCTTCTTTCGTGAACCCGTCATCGATGTATTCTATTTTGATGTCCTCGACAGTTTTCACCAAACTCTTAGCATCAATCTTTCCAGCAAATTTTTGTAAGATCACGTCCATTTTATATGTTTATATACATTAAGAATACAAATGAAATTTAACGATCTCATCGCATTCACCGCAGTTGGGACTGGGGTTGTCCAAATGTATTTAGATTTTGAAAATTCAGATGAAGTCAACGTGAAATTCAAGAATTCAATCATTTTCGGTGTGATCGGAACCACGACATGGCTCATTTATTACATGAACGATACTGGAATGAGTCCAATCGTGATGTACACGCTTATCAGTTTAGTGTTACAGTTGTACGTGCTGAACAAGATTTTACTTAAGGAGAAGGATCTCAAGTAAATCAGTAATGAGTTCTTCTCTCATCTGTGCGTCGGTCAGCCCCATGCGCCGCGTGCGCCGCGTGCGTCGAAATGCGTTTATGATTCGTGCCTCTGCTGCCCCCAACCCCAAAGTTCGTTTCGCGGAGGTGCTCAATGGTCGTGCGGCGATGCAGGGGTTCCTTTGGGGTTCCATGGATTGGGTACTGTCTGGTGAGAACATCATTCAACAGGTTGAAGACCCCGTGTACGCGATCGCTGCGACGGGTGTTGTCACTACACTGGCGCTCGCGTCACTCATCACGGCGGAGAGTTTCGCTACGGAAGAATTCACAGTCTTCACCCCTGACGCTGAGCTCAAGAACGGAAGGTTGGCTATGCTCGGGTTCACCACTTTGTTGGGGTTGAGTGCCATGTGAGTTAAAAATTCAATCATCTTCACCTTATCTTCCATCGAAAATGTCCCTGTCCTACGCATCACGTACGACAAGAACATGAGAAGCATATACACATTCACCGCTATGGGCTTCATACTTAAAGGTGTCTTTATTTTAATATGTATGAATATTCTCGTATTAGGATCAGAAGGGGTAATAGGGACTGCGTTATGTAAAGTCCTGGAGGACCACGGTCATCGTGTCATGCGTTGGGATATCAAATTGAGGAACGAACATGACATGAGTAATTCTCTCAATGTGTATAGATTAAAGTCCGCCATAGATGTGAGTGACTTTGTCTTCTTCTTGGCGTACGACGTCGGTGGTGCGAAGTACATATGGGATGTTGATTTAGATTTCATTAACCAAAACAACATGATCATGATAAACACGTTCAATCTTCTGGCGAACAAGAAGTTTATATTCGCTTCGAGTACGATGTTCAATATGGATAATGTGTACGGAACCCTAAAATATATAGGTGAACATTACACCCGAAAATTGGGTGGTTTGTCTGCGCGATTTTGGAATG